ACTAATTCATGTTGGTGCGGATGATGGCCTTTATCATACTTTTGTTACTGGAAGACAAGTTTCTATGGACAGACCAGATTTAACTGGTATGACATACACATCTCCAACATTAGTTACAGAAGATAATCAGATAAGCCAGAACGAACAAAATTCAGACTTTAGTGACATAGGGGCAGGCTTCCTTGACTTTAGTGAAGCTAATCCGTTTGGCGATCCGGAGAATAACTAATGAGTGATGATATATTTGATTTTGGCTTTACTGCTGTAGATGAAGAAGAGCTAGAAGCTGTACAAGCTGCGGCTAAGAAAGCTGATACAGGAACTGCAGCAGCAAATGAAACAAAAGATAAATTAGATAAACTATATAATGCAATGGTTCCTCTTCTTAATAATTTAAAAAAGAATCCAGGCAAAGATTATATACTTTGGCCAGATAGGTTAGCTAAAGTAGAAGCGTTTGAAACTCACCTACAGAAAATTTATAAAGGTTAACCATGTTTGGTACTCATTTTTATCATCAAAGAATAAGGAAAAGCGTAGCAGTATTTGGTACGTTGTTTAATAACCTTTATGCCTTACGTAAAGACGCTTCTGGTAATGTTATAAGTCAGGTTAAAGTTCCACTATCTTATGGTCCAGCAAGAAAATTTCTAGCCAGGATTAGAGAAAATCCAGATCTTGATACTGACACAAAAGTAGCCATAAAACTACCTAGAATGTCTTTTGAGGTTCTCTCTATACAATATGATCAGGGAAGACAGCTACAAAAAACAAATACTTTTACTCAAGCTGGGACTAGCTTTGGATCTCGTAAAAAGTTTTATAGCTTTGTTCCATATAACATTGGATTTCAGTTAAGCATTTTTGCTAAAAATCAAGATGATGCTCTTCAGCTTGTTGAACAAATTTTGCCATACTTCAATCCCCAGTATACTGTGACAATTAAACCAGTTGATGGATATCCTAACATTAAAGAAGATATGCCAATTGCTTTACAAAGCGTTGACTTCTCAGACGATTATGAAAGTCCTTTAGAGACTAGAAGAACTATCATATACACATTAACATTTGATATGAAAATAAACTTCTATGGACCTGTCACTAACAGCAATGTTATAAGAACAGCAATAACAAACATATCTGAGCAAAATAGAGGGCTATTAGACTCAGACCAGCCAGTTGCTAAATTCAGAACCAGGCCGGACCCATTTGCAGTATCTGCAGATAGTGACTTCAGCTTCTTGGATTCTGCTGATTACAATTACTTATTTGATTTTAATGCTGCTAGTGGCACTCCAGGAGGGGGCTCTGCAACTTATGCAGTTGCACCAGCAGCAAATAACGTAAATGAAGGTAGTGCATTAGTATTCAACGTAACTACAGCAAACGTAGCAGATGCAACTACATTGTATTGGACTGTTACAAGTGCTAGTGACTTTAGTACAACATCAGGTAGCTTTGCAATTTCAAGCAACGCAGGATCGTTTAGTGTTACTCCAACTGCTGATACAACAACAGAAGGCGCAGAGACATTTACTGCAAGCGTAAGAACAGTAAGCGTAAGTGGATCAATAGTTGCAACGTCAAGTACAGTTACAATTAATGATACAAGTTTATCACCCACTTCGACGACTTACACGGTTACAGTTGCTAGTGGCACAAATGGATACGGTACTGGTAACAAGTATTACATTGCTGGGTTGTCGGGTGCTGGTCCACTACTTACACTAAATGAAGGTTCAACTTACAAATTTGACCAAAGTGATAATACAAACAGTGGACACCCATTGAGGTTTAGCACTACAGCAGACGGTACTCATCAGAGTGGTAGTCAATATACAACAGGTGTTACAACATCAGGTGTACCTGGTCAAGCTGGTGCATACACACAGATTACAGTAGCAGCGTCTGCACCTACACTGTATTACTATTGTACTGTACACAGTGGCATGGGTTGGATAGCTAATACACCATAAGGACATATAGAATGGCAGAAGATAATACAGTATCAGATGATGATTTTGAATATTCTAGACGGGTATATTACGATCTTTTAAACAAAGGATCTGAAGCTATGGAAGAGATGATGGAAGTAGCGCGAGCTACCGAACATCCTCGAGCTTTTGAAGTCTTATCTAATATGATGAAAAACGTAGGAGACATTAATGGTTCTCTTATGGATCTTCACAAAAAGAAAAAAGATATCAATAAAGATGACAAGCCAGCTGAGCTCACTGGCCCAACAACCAATAATGTTTTTATAGGTTCTACCAGTGACTTGCAGCGTATGCTTTTAGATAATGAGGACGATAAAGTAATTGACATTAGTGATTACAAGAAAGATGAATGAAACATATCTCGGTAACGCTAATATCAAACGAGACGGTGTTGTACATAATTTTACCAAACAAGAAGTAATAGAATACTCCAAGTGTTTAAAAGACCCTGGATATTTTGCATCAACTTATTGTAAGATTATTCATTTAGATAAAGGTCTAGTACCTTTTGAACTATATGAATATCAGGAGGATATGTTTGAACACTTCACATCTAACAGATTTACTATCGTTCTTGCTTGCCGGCAGTCAGGGAAGTCTATTAGTTCTGTTGCTTATATTTTATGGTACGCTGTTTTTCATCCTGAAAAAGTAGTCGCTATTTTAGCCAACAAAGGTGCTACAGCGCAAGAGATGCTAGGCCGTGTAACTCTTATGTTAGAGAATCTTCCGTTTTTCCTACAGCCAGGTTGTAAAGCTCTCAACAAAAGATCAATTGATTTTAGTAATAATAGTCGTATAGTATCTGCTGCTACGTCAGGATCATCTATTCGTGGTATGTCTGTTAATCTATTATACTTAGATGAGTTTGCTTTTGTTGAAAAGGCTGCAGAATTCTATACATCTACATATCCTGTTATCTCATCTGGTAAAGATACTAAAGTTATAATCACAAGTACAGCTAATGGTATTGGTAATCAATTTCACAAAATTTGGGAAGGTGCTGTTCAAAAGGTCAATGAGTTTAAACATTTTAGAGTTGATTGGTGGGACGTTCCAGGACGTGATGATGTTTGGAAGGTCCAAACTATTGCAAACACAAGCCAATTGCAATTTGATCAAGAATTTGGAAATACGTTTTTTGGGACAGGAGACACTCTTATAAATGCTGAAACTTTAATGAGCTTCAGAGCAAAACCACCCATGCGATTGATTGAAGGAAATAGCGTCTGGATCTATGAAGAACCAGAAAAAGATCATCAATACGTGATGACAGTAGACGTTTCAAAAGGAAGAGGACAGGACTATTCTACTTTTAATGTAATCGATATTAGCACTCGCCCATTTAAACAGGTGGCCGTGTATCGCAATAACCTTATCTCTCCATTACTCTTCCCTAATATTATATATAAGTACGCAAAAGTCTACAACGAATCATGGGTAGTTGTAGAGTCAAACGATCAAGGTACGTTAGTATGTAATGGTCTTTATCATGAGTTAGAGTATGAAAATTTATTTGTCGAGTCTACAGTTAAATCTAATAGACTAGGTGTAGAAATGAATAAGAAGATAAAACGTATTGGTTGTTCAGGCATTAAAGATCTATTAGAAGAAAAAAAATTAGATATTGTAGATGAAAATACAATTTTAGAATGCAGTACGTTTACTGCTAGAGGTCAATCGTATGAAGCAAGTGATGGTAATCATGATGATCTAATGATGAACTTAGTGATGTTTGGATACTTTGCTACTGGTGACTACTTTAAACAATTAACAGATGTTGATATAAGAACAATGTTATTTAACCAACAAATGAAACAAATAGAAGATGATATGCTACCTTTTGGATTTCACGATGATGGAATTGCAGCTGTAGAAGCTGAAGATCTACGTGATGAATGGAATACAAAAAAACATTTTGAAGAATGGGGTGGATTATACTAAATATAGGAAACTATAAATAGAAGTAATTGAATTCCGTATTATGATAAACATATAATTCGATTACTGGAAAAGGAAACGAAAACATGGCAATTGGTACACCATCAGAGTCTCCAGCTATTGTCGTCAAAGAAGTTGATCTTACAGGCGGTGTGCCGAATGTACAGTCAACAACTGGCGGATTTGCTGGTGCCTTCCGTTGGGGTCCTGTAGAAAAAGCAACTCTAGTCTCTAACGAGTCGGAGCTTGCAGAAACATTTGGGGCACCTAACGATAGTATTGCTGTAGACTTTTTAAGCGCAGCGTACTTCTTAAAATACGCCAATGCATTACAAACAGTCAGGGTGGCCGATGCCACTGCTAGGAATGCTGGTGATTCAGCAACTTCAGCAAGACTGATTAAAAACCGTGATGCATGGGACACATACACAGATTCAGGACTAAGTCCACTATATGCAAAATTCCCTGGAGACATGGGTAATTCATTGCAATTGGTTTGGACAGACGCTACTAACTGGCCAACTTGGGTCGCATCATACAAAGCACAATTTGATGGCGCGCCTACAGGCACAGAGCGACATATGCTAGTGTTGGATAAAAATGGAGTAGTAACAGGTACTGCTGGAACAGTATTAGAAAGATTTCCTTTCGTATCTACTAGTGCTACCGCAACACTTGCGGATGGTTCAAGCAACTATTTAAAAACTGTTATCGATAGGTCTTCTGATTACATCTGGATTAATCAGGTTGGAACCGAATGGGATTCAACAGGATCCACATCACTTGCAGGTGGTTTAAATGGAGCAATATCTACAGTATCTTCTCTTGCAGCAGGTCATGACTTGCTCGAAGATAAAGATACAGTGCAACTAGACTTCTTAATTGCACCTAATATGGTCACAGCAGGCGATCAGGCTACTGTTGTAAATGATCTGGTAGCTACTGCCGCAGCACGTAAAGATTGTGTTGTTGTAACATCACCAGCAAGAGCATCAGTTGTAGGAAATGCTAATCCAGTAACAGCAAGTGTTACTGACGCAAATGCATACACATTTAGCTCATATTTATTTGTTGACAACAACTACTTAAAGGTGTACAACAAGTATAGTGACAAATATGTAACTATTCCAGCAGCATCATCTACAGCAGGTATTATGGCTGCTTCAGATGCAAATGCAGCACCTTGGTTCTCACCAGCTGGTTCACGTAGAGGGTCTTACTTAGGTATAACTTCTCTATCATACACACCAACAAAAGCTGAACGAGATACATTATACAAAGCGGGTATTAATCCAATTGCAAATTTACCTGGTCAGGGTGTATTGCTTTATGGTGACAAGACCCACATGAACAGACCTAGTGCGTTTGATAGAATCAACGTTCGTCGTCTATTTAACGTGATTGAAAGAGCAATTGCTCTCGCAGCTAGAAACACATTGTTCGAACTTAACGATGAGTTTACTAGAGCGGAATTTGTTAATATTGTAGGACCATTCCTGAGAGAAATCAAAGGTAGACGTGGTATTACTGACTTTAGAGTAGTATGCGACGCGACAAATAATACATCTGCAATTGTTGATAATAACGAGTTTGTGGCTAATATCTTTATTAAGCCTGCGCGCTCTGTTAACTTTATCACGTTGAACTTTGTAGCAGTTAGATCCGGTGTTGACTTTGAAGAAGTCGCCGGAAGACAGGTATAGGGGGAGATAGAAGATGGCAATATTAGGCGTCGATGATTTCAAAGCAAAGTTACGTGGTGGTGGTGCAAGACCGAACCTCTTTAAAGCTACGATTAACTTTCCAGGTTATGCTGGTGGTGATGTAGAATTAACATCATTCTTGTGTGAAGCAGCTCAGTTGCCTGCTTCCACTATGGGTACAATAATTGTTCCTTTCCGTGGTCGTCAGTTGAAGATGGCAGGTGATCGTACATTTGATGTATGGACACCAACCATAATCAACGATACAGACTTCAATGTTCGCGATGCAATGGAGCGTTGGATGAACGGTATGAATGCACATAGTGCAAATACTGGTTTAGCCAATCCTGTTGATTACGAAGCCGATCTAGTTGTTGATCAAATTGACAAAGATGGCTCAACATTAAAGTCTTATAACTTTAGAGGTTGTTTCCCAACAGCTCTCACAGCAATTGATCTGAGCTATGGCTTAGAAAATGAGATTGAGAGATTCTCTGTTGAATTCCAAGTGCAATACTGGGATGCTGCAACTACTTCTTAAACGACTATAAATACTATAAGGGGCCACAGTGAAGTGGCCCCTTTACACTACTTGTAAAACGAGATTTTAGGAATTACAATGGCTGAAGATAGCGGACTTAGATTATTCGGGTTTGAAATTAAACGTGCCAAAGATAAGAATGCAGAGAAAATGCAGTCTATCGTTCCTCCTGTTGATCAGGATGGAGCAGGTTACGTTACCGCTGCGGGTGCTCACTATGGAACTTATGTTAACCTAGGTGAGGGTGACTACGCAAAAGATAATATGCAAAATATTAAACAGTATAGAGCTGTTGCTATTCATCCAGAAGTGGATGCTGCAATTGAAGATATTGTTAATGAATCAATTGTTACTAGTGAGAATGAATCTCCTGTATCATTGATCTTAGATCATGTTGAAGGTCTCAGTGATCAATTAAAGAAAACAATGACCGAAGAATTTGATAATGTGTGCTCAATGCTACAATTTACAGAATTGGGACATGACATTTTCAGACGATGGTATATTGATGGAAGAATATATCATCATTTAGTTGTAGATGAAAAGAATTTAAAAGCTGGTATTCAAGAGATTCGTCCAGTAGACTCGACAAAAATACGTAAAGTAAAAGAAGTAAAAAAGAAAAAGGATCCAGGAACTGGAGCTAGTCTTGTTGAACATGTAAACGAGTTTTACATCTATCAAGAAAAGCCTGGTGGAATGAATCAAGGGATTAAGTTATCTTCAGATTCTGTGAGCTATGTTACTTCTGGAATGTTAGACGTTGATCGCAAAAGAGTTGTATCTCACTTACATAAGGCATTAAAGCCAATTAATCAATTGCGTATGATGGAAGACTCACTAGTAATTTATCGTCTAGCTCGAGCTCCTGAACGTAGGATATTCTATATCGATGTAGGCAACTTACCAAGAGGTAAAGCCGAAACCTATATGAAAGACATTATGGCACGTTACCGTAATAAACTTGTATATGATGCAGACACTGGTAAAATCAGAGATGATCGTAAGCATATGTCAATGCTCGAAGACTTCTGGCTACCTCGTCGTGAAGGTGGTAGAGGTACAGAGATATCAACACTACCTGGTGGAGAAAACTTAGGTCAGATTGATGACATTGTATATTTTCAAAAGAGATTATACAGAAGCCTTAATGTTCCCATCAATAGATTAGAGCAAGAAACTCAATTTTCACTTGGACGGTCCACTGAAATTAACAGAGATGAAGTTAAGTTCCAAAAGTTTATCGATCGTTTAAGAACTCGGTTTGCAATGTTGTTTACCGAAGTTTTGAAAAAACAACTCATAATGAAATCTATAATTACTGAAGATGATTGGAAAGAATGGCAAGCAGATATAATTGTTGACTTCTCTCGCGATAATCATTTCTCAGAATTAAAAGATGCTGAAATACTACAAAATAGATTACAAACATTAGATACTATGCAACAATACGTTGGTGAGTTTTTCTCTAAAGAATATGTAATGAAAAGTGTGTTACAACTAGACGATGATGATATTAAAGAGATGAAAGACCAAATGGCTCAGGAAAAAGCTAGTGGTGAAATAGAAGATGATGATAATGAACAACAACAATAGGAGTGAATAATGGAAATTGAAGATAACTTAGATGATAAAATAGTAGATAATCAATCATTAGCAGACAAACTTGTTAATAGTGTAGTAGATCAAGACTTTGCAGGTGCAGCACCAACTTTTGCAGAGCTTATGAAAACAAAAATGGATGATGCTCTTGAACAAGAAAAAATTGGCCAAGCAGATGCTATTTTTAATAATGCAGAAGAACCAGATGCTGAAGCTGAAGAAAATGACGATGATATATCTGATGAAGAATTGGATGATGCTATTGAAGAAGTTGACGATGATCAAGAAGCTGAAGAAGAAGAAGCTGAAGCTGCATAAAATATTATTAAGATTGTTTCAGAAATAAGCCTAAATTTAAAATATTATAAATAGAAGTTAGAACAAAGATGACAAAAGTATTTAAAAGTATCAGAGAATTGGCTGGTAGAAAGCCAACAGGACAGATGGTCTTCAATAAGAAGATCAATCGAGTACCGGTCAAGATACATAAAGAAATGAATAAGTTTGTTGTTTATATTGATGGTGACAGACTCGATCATTATGTTAATCAGCGAGAAGCTGAAAGAATGGCAAAAGAGTTTGTTAAACAGTACAAGGGATAACAGATGAAGCTGATTACAGAATATACTGAAACAGATGTTCAGTGCATTGTTGAGAAGAAAGAAGATGGATCAAAGACCCATGTCATTGAGGGCGTCTTCATGCAAGCTGAGTCAAAGAATAGAAATGGACGTGTTTATCCAAAGGCGATTATGGAATCTGCTGTTAATAAATATGTCGATGAACAAGTTTCCAAGAACAGAGCGGTCGGTGAATTAAATCACCCAGAAGGACCAACTGTAAACTTGGATAAAGTTTCCCATATGATCACGGACCTCAATTTTGAGGGAAATGATGTTATGGGGAAGGCACGAATCTTGGATACTCCAATGGGCAATATTGTTAAAGGTTTGCTTGAGGGTGGTGTTCAACTAGGTGTCTCAACTCGTGGTATGGGTAGCCTCGAGCAACGTAACGGTACTATGTACGTCAAGGATGATTTTATGCTTAATACGGTTGATATCGTACAAGATCCTTCTGCGCCAAACGCTTTTGTTAATGGAATAATGGAAGGTGTAGACTGGGTCTGGAATAATGGCATCATTGAAGCTCGAGAAATTGAAAAAATAGAGACTGAAATTAAACGTGCGCCGCGTGCGGATCTATACGAAACGCAAGTACGTGAGTTCAAAAATTTCCTCTCGTTAATGAAATCTTAATAAGGAGTCAAACATGACTGATCAAGTAGAAGACCAGGATGTAGAGCTCGACGAGGAAATCGAAGAAGCTCACGATCCAAAAAATGCTGAGGCTCAATCAGTAGCATCTGTTGATGCAGCTGAGAAAAAAGCACCTGTCGCTAAGAAGCGTAAAGGTGACAAGGGTTCCAGCGAACCAATGCAAAAAGCACCTGCTGCACCAGCAGCAATGAAGGCAGAAGATGTACAGATTGATGGGGACTTTAGTGAAGACCTTGACGCTCTGGTGGAATCTGAGGCTACTCTCTCTGATGAGTTTAAAGCCAAAACAGCAGTAATCTTTGAAGCAGCGGTTAAATCCAAACTTTCTGAAGAGATCAATCGTTTAGAAACTGAATATGCTGAGCAATTAGCAGAAGAAGTTACTACAACAAAAGCTGATCTTGTAGAGAAAGTTGACAGCTACCTCAACTATGTGGTTGAAGGTTGGATGGAAGAGAATAAGATAGCAATACAATCAGGCCTACGTGCTGAGATTGCAGAAGGTTTCATGGAGAAGTTGAAAGACATCTTTACTGAATCTTATATCGAAATTCCTGAGTCCAAAGTTGACCTAGTAGACGAACTAGCGACTGCTAACGAAGAACTAGAAGAACAGTTCAACGAAGCAGTAGCCAAGAGCATGTCCATTTCTGAAGAGCTAAATGGTTATAAGCGCAGTGCAATTATTGCAGAAGCGTCTAAAGATCTAGCAGACACTCAAGTGGAAAAGCTCACCAAACTCGCAGAGAGCATTGACTTTGAATCTGAAGAAGATTTTGCAGCTAAAGTTGCAACTTTGAAAGAATCATACTTTGCAGCTAAGACTGCTACATCACCTATTGCAGAAGCAACAGAAGATGATACAGCAGACGACACTGTAGAAATATCTGGCAATATGGCAGATTATGTCAACGCTTTACGTTCAACAATAAAAACATAACTAGAAATAGGGGATCCTTAAATGGAACAAACATATGATCGTCTCGTAGAGAAATGGTCTCCAGTACTTAACGAAGAATCAGCTGGTACTATCGAAAACGCCCACAAGCGTTCAGTAACAGCTGCTGTTCTGGAGAACACAGAAAAAGCCCTGCGTGAGCAAGGTTTACAAGAGACAGCAGCTAACGCTGCCGGAGCCGGTACTGTTGCAACAGGTAATGCTGACAACTGGAACCCAATCCTTATCTCACTCGTTCGTCGTTCAATGCCAAACCTAATGGCATACGACATTTGTGGTGTTCAGCCAATGTCAGGTCCAACAGGCCTGATCTTTGCAATGAAATCACGTTACAAATCATCTAAAGCTGGTGCAGACACAAACACTGAAGCGTTGTTTAACGAAGCACTCGTCAACTACTCAGGTGACTCAGCAACCTCTTCAGGTGGATCAGAAGGACCATCCGGTCTTGCTGGTGTAGCTGATACAGACGGTGCTGGTTCAATTGTTGACTCAGGTTCAAGCTATGTACCAACAACAGGTGATGCATACTCTACAACTGAAGCTGAAGCTTTGGGTAGCACAGGTGAAGCATTTGCTGAGATGGGTTTCACCATCGAAAAGTCAACCGTGACAGCTAAGTCACGTGCTTTGAAGGCAGAATACACACTTGAGTTAGCTCAAGACTTGAAAGCAATTCATGGTTTGGATGCAGAGACAGAATTGGCAAATATCTTGTCAACAGAAATCTTGGCTGAAATTAACCGTGAGGTTGTTCGTACAATCAACTCACAAGCTAAGGTTGGTGCACGTCAAGCTAACGTAACTGTAAAAGGTATCTTTAACTTGTCAAGCGATGCCGATGGTCGTTGGTCCGCTGAGAAGTTCAAAGGTCTAGGTGTACAACTTGACCGCGAAGCAAACGTAATTGCTAAAGAAACCAGGCGTGGTAAAGGTAACATGGTTATCTGTTCGTCTGATGTTGCAACAGCACTTGCAGCTTCTGGTATGTTGGATTACGCTCCTGCGTTGTCAACAAACTTGAACGTAGATGACACAGGCAATACATTTGCTGGTGTTCTTAACGGTCGGACTCGGGTATACATCGATCCATATGCAAGCACAGATTACATCACTGTAGGTTATAAGGGTTCAAACCCATATGACGCAGGTGTATTCTATTGCCCATACGTACCATTAACTATGGTCCGTGCAGTTGGTGAGAATGACTTCCAGCCACGTATCGGGTTCAAAACTCGGTATGGCATGGCGTCAAACCCATATGTAGGTGCAGCACCTGCAGACGGTCTAGCAGCTGTTCGTACAAACCAGTACTACAGAATCTTCCGCGTAGACAATATCTTAACATAAGATATAGTATCTTTACGGAGATAAAAAAAAGGGAGAGGGTTTAACCTCTCCCAACTTAAACTGGGCTACCTTCGGGTGGCCCTTTTTTATTGCATCAACTTCAACAATGCTATTAATTCTTTTTCTCTGTTTATACGATAGTTATATAATGCCATTGCCATACCTTGTGTTTCAAACCACATATTCATTTTTCTCTCCTTTGTTAAACTACTTAGATCAGCGCCCCTAGTATCTCCATCGCCCCAGTGTCGTATCTACTCTCTACTTCGGATGGTCCCTATTGTAAAGCCTACGTATAGTTTGATGAAACTAGCACCCGTGCTTACAGAAGCTCCTGCGCGCTGGGTGGTCTGTTCAAGTCCGGTTCTCTCTGTACGGACGCTGATCAAAATAGTTTAAAAGGAAGAGAAGGCCAACTTGCCTAGGAACTTTTCTGTCCTAGATACTATCGCACACTCATATATCGAGAACTTCACTGTGCGCCAACCAACCTTAATGGCCTTCTCTCCAATTAACCATCCCCCAGCCATTACATGTATAGCCAAACTCCAGTCACACTAGGGGGGAATTAACTCTGACAATGACCTGAATTTATATTGGTCTGGGTCAGTTCCCTAGTATGCTCCTAATCGCCTTGTTTGGACCTAGCTTTCAATTCATTAGGAAGAACCTACTAGCACTGTCTATGTCCTTAGAATATAATCAAATCATTTATCTTATTTCCTCAACCTATGCTATTAACATACACCATTGTTATTATAAAGTCAACAGTTAATTTCGTTTTTTTTAAATTAATTTATGCTGCTATGTTATTTGACTCGACTGTACCAAACTCAAGGTACTCACTAATTAGACTTTCTACAAAATCATCAAGATTAAAACCCAATTCGATACCAGCTTCTTTAACACCAATGTGAATATCAGAATCTACATAATTCCAGTTAATGCCATCAACCTCATTAATATCCATGTTACTCCAGGATGTAATTGCGGTACGAAACATATCAATAACTTGATCTTCGATTTTGCATTTTTCTTGGAAATTCATAATGTGTTCCTTTTTTTTCTACCTATGCCCCTTTTATACTACATTGTAGAACAGAAGTCAACAGCTAATTTTAAAAAACAACGATAAAATAAACATATAAATACTCATAGTTAGACATCATTGGACATATAAAATGCCGACATTAGATCAAACTATTACAGTAGCTGCTAGTTCTGCTTCAAGCTCGTCTGGGTTGAATAACCTTAACTATTTGCAGCCATCAGCTTTTAAATTGACTATCGATAGGAAGCATTATGCTAACCTAGAGTTCTTTGCACAGACAGTATTGCATCCCAATTTGCAAATGAATCCTGTAGAAGTACCATTTAAACGGATTTCTTCTGTACCTTTTGCCGGAGATAAATTGACCTTTGCTGAATTAACGTGTATGATTATAGTAGACGAAAATTTAAATTCATACACTGAAATGTTTAACTGGATGACTAGACTAGTGGAAACAAATGAAACAATACCATCAAACAGACTAGCAGATAAGCCTGCTACTACAGCAGATCTTACATTGTCTATATTAAGTAGCCACAACAATGTTACTAGGACTATAAAATATTTGGATTGCTTACCTATTAGTCTTGGAGATATGACATTAGAATCTACTAGTGGTGATGTTCAGTATATTACGTTTCCTGCGACATTTAGATTTTCATCATTTGAGTTAAAATAATGACTGGAGTATATTATGACATTAGATCAAGTATTGGAAGAGTGGGCAACCGACTCTAAACTTCCTCAGAATGATCTTGACGAAGCATCTCGTCAAACACCTACCTTACACGCAAAGTATCTTTCACTGCTTTCTCAAACTAAGTTACGTATGAAGAAAGCTGAGATGGATCAAAAGACCTTACTTCGATTGAAGTGGGAATGGTATAATGGTAAGATGCCCGAAGAGAAAATTAAAGAGTTGGGTTGGGATTATGATCCTCTCAATGGACTTAAAGTAATGAAAGGTGAGATGGATTATTATTATGATTCGGATAAAGAGATTCAAGAATCAGAGTTAAAAATTCAATACCTAAAAACATGTATAGATACACTTAGTGAGATAGTTAATAATCTCAATTGGAGACACCAAAGCATTGGTAATATGATTAAGTGGAAGGTTTTTGAAGCCGGTGGCTGATATAATATGTAGACTAAAAGATTATTCTATGTTAGAAGTAGATGTTGATCCTGGCTTAGCAGCTGAGATCAGTGACTACTTTTCTTTTTATGTGCCAGGGTATAAGTTTATGCCTGCATATAAGAACAAAGTATGGGATGGCAAGATTAAGCTATTCAATCGAATGAATGGAGAATTGTCTGCCGGTCTATATGTTTACTTATTGAAGTTTGCTGCTGAACGATCTTATACAGTTGACACAGAAGAAACATCTTTTGGACTGCCAGTCCCTGATCCAAAAATTGATACACTCCATCTTAATAAGTTTCTTGAATTTTTAAATCTACCTTTCGATCTTAGAGAATATCAATATGATGCTATTGTGACTGCAATTGAACGTAAGAATGCAATTCTATTATCTCCNACAGGATCTGGTAAGTCGTTTATTATGTACATTATTATGCAGTACTTTCTAGCATATAANAANAATGATAATAAAAAAGTTCTAATCATTGTTCCTACAACATCCCTTGTTGAACAACTAACAACAGACTTTGCAGACTATGGTATGGATATTGAAAAATATGTACATAGAATATATTCAGGCAAAGAAAAGGTAACATCCAAACCAATAATAATATCTACATGGCAGAGCATATATAAAAACCCCAAGCCTTGGTTCCAAAAGTTTGGTATGGTTCTGGGGGATGAGTGTCACGGATTCAAGTCTAAGTCGCTGTCGTCTATAATGAACAAAGCTACNGTNGCTAAGTATCGTTACGGACTTACAGGAACACTNGATGGTACTCAGACGCATAAGTTAGTTCTTGAGGGGCTCTTTGGCCCCGTATATCACGTGACAACCACTAAAGCACTGCAGGATAATGATACACTTGCACCATTAGATATAAAAGTGCTTCTAATGAACTATTCAAAAGAAATTAGAAAAGACTTTGGAAAGAAGACTTATCAAGAAGAAATAGATTGGATTATTTCCAATGAGGCAAGGAATAGATTTATTAGAAACTTATCTTTATCATGTGCCGGTAATACTCTAATTTTATATCATCGGGTAGATGCTCACGGAAAACCTTTATACGACATTATAAATACAAGAGTAGAACAGGGACGTAAAGTTTTCTTTATTTCAGGAGATGTTGATACATCAGATAGAGAATCGATACGTAAGATTGTGGAGAAACAAAGTAATGCTATTATCGTTGCTAGCCTTGGTACTTTTAGTACTGGTATTAATATACGAAATCTTCATAACATTATTTTCGCGTCACCTTCAAAATCCCAGATTAGAGTTCTTCAGTCTATTGGACGTGGTTTACGAAAGTCGGATAATGGTCAGATCACTACGCTCTATGATATAGCCGATGATCTACATTGGGGAAAGCGTAACAACTTTACATTGTTACATTCAGCAGAACGAGTAAAAATATATAATAAAGAACAATTTAAATATAAAATAGCACAGGTACAACTAAATGAATGATATTAGACAGTTAAAATTATCTTCAGGAGAAGAGCTTATATGTCAGATTTTGGATTGGGCAGATGAAGAAGCTGGAGATCTTGTTGTAAGACATGTGTATGGAATCTACACATCTTCGCCTATGGGTGATGATAAAGGATATCGATACTATAATATTAGACCTTGGATGACAATGCAAGAAGGTGATGATGCATTCATGACTCTTAATATTATGAATGTTGTGGGCCAAGCTAAACCCTGTGGTAAGATAGAAAAACAATTCTGGAATGTTGTTAACCACTCAAACATGTCAGAAGACGAATTAAATTCAAAGATAGATGAGTATATTTCTAAAATGAAAGATAAGTTTGATGGAGAAGACTCAGATTTTGAAAATATTATTTTGTTTCCAGGAAGTGATAAGATACACTAATGGATGATGATGACGCATATCTAAAATATCCTCATCATAGAAAATGGTTTAACAAGTTATACTTATCTGAATTGTTAGGATATGATTGTGGTCCCTGTGGATCTGCTCCTACTAAAGATGGGACGTATGTAGTAAGACCTATCTACAATCTAAGTGGTATGGGTGTTGGTGCTACTGTAAAACAAATGAAGGCTGGTGATTTTAATACAACTCCTCCTGGATACTTTTGGTGTGAGTACTTTGATGGTATTCACTATTCAGCAAATTACAAATGGTATACTGATAGAAATAATGTTGACGGAACGTGGAGACTACCATGGAGAGGTATTTCTTGTTGGGAAGGTACTAATATGCCTATGAATCTTACTAAGTTTGTAGAGTGGAAAAGATCTGTCTATATACCTAGAGTTCCAGATGAATTAGTACCATTAAGAGATGTTGGTAAAATTAATGTTGAGTTTATTGGAGACAAGCCAATTGAAGTTCATTTAAGAGTATCTACAGATCCTACATACGATCATCTTATTCCGGTGTGGACGTCTGACCTAGGTCCTAAAAGAGAACATATGGAACTCCACGGTTTTGAGTTTATCGAAGATTACGACGATGCAGATGGTCATTTAGAAGATCCACGTATAGGTTTTCTTGTGAAATAGATATACTGCCCCCCGCAAGGCTGATGCCTTATTATACCCAGAATTTAAATATAGTCAACAGCTTTTTTTGTAGTTGTCTAAAACTAAATTTTCATATATTATAAAAGAAACATAAAAGGTTTTATTATGGCTAAAAAAGTTAACATCCATTATGTGAATAATAAACAGTTCTCTCAAGCAGTAGTTGATTATTGCACCTTAGCTAATGAGTATCGAGCTGCAGAAAAAGAAATTCCGATTGTTCCTGATTACATAGCACAATGCTTTTTAAAAATATCTGAGGGACTTTCCCACAAGTCTAATTTTATTCGTTACACATATCGCGAAGAAATGGTAATGGATGCAGTAGAGAATTGTCTTAAAGCCATTAAGAATTATAATGTAGAAACAGCAACACGAACAGGATTACCAAATGCATTTGCATATTTTACTCAGATCAGCTGGTATGCCTTTCTTCGTCGTATAGCAAAAGAAAAGAAGCAGTTTGAAATTAAACAAAAGTATATGACGTCATCAGGTATTGAAGAATTTATAATGACACAGAATGGTGACGCAGCTTCACAACAAGTTGTCCAGGCATTTGTTGATACACTTCGTGACCGAATTGATAAGATAAAAGATAAAGATCAAGGTATCAAGGAATTTGCTGCTGAAGAAAAGAAAAAACAAAAAAGATTAAAAAAGTTTGATGCTTCTACCGACAGCGATCTAAGTAATTTTTTAGTAGGTAATGAAAAGGAGAATACACAATGATACTAAAACAATGGGTGATGAACCGGTTAGAAGAACGAAGTACATTCGATGGAGTAATAATGGTTGTTGCTGGAGCAGCAATTATTTTATTCTCACCTTTTACAAAATTAATTGCTTATGCAGCAATTGCTTATGGCGCTTGGACTATGTGGCGCAAAGATTAAATCTATGTCGCACAGTGTTGAAGAGCTTTATACAAAAGCAAAAGTATTGCATGAAAGAGCTATAGAGCTTCATAGGGAAAGATATCGGGTCCAAGGTACATACGATAAAATCCGTTGTCAATTCCTTTTAGATGATGTAAGATCATTAGCAAGAGAAATTGATCGTGGCTTAATTGACTTGGACAGAGATTTTAGTAAATGAAAGTTTGTATTATAAATGATACCCATTGTGGCACTCGCAATAGTTCTGACATCTTTCTCGATAACGCAGAGAAATTCTATAGGGATCTATTTTTTCCTTATCTTCTGGAACACAACATTAGCCATATCTTGCACCTTGGCGATTACTATGATAACAGGAAGTTTATTAACTTCCGTGCTCTTAACAGGAACCGTTATCAATTTCTTAAACCGTTAAGAGAAAATGGAATGACCATGGATATTATCTGTGGTAATCATGATGTGTATTATAAGAATACATCAGATCTGAACAGTCTGAAAGAACTGTTGGGACATTATATGAATGAAGTTACTATCATTCAGAAGCCAACAGTAATGGAATATGGATCTATGAAGATGGGTCTTGTACCATGGATTGACGTTGATAATGAAAAAGAATCTATGGACTTCTTGGCTAATGCCAAGTGTGATTGGATTGGCGGTCATTTTGATATCTTAGGATATGAAATGCTTAAAGGTATTAAGTGTGAGCATGGTTTAGACCCAAAGGTCTTTAGTCGATTTGAACAAGTCCTATCAGGACATTTTCACACTAAGTCAGAGCAAGGTAATATCAAGTACCTTGGATCACAAATGGAGTTCTTCTGGAATGATGCTCACGACGATAAGTTCTTTCATGTCTTGGATACGGAGACTCGTAATCTTGAGGCTATTCGAAATCCTTATACTCTATACCATCGTATTTACTATGATGATAGTAAGCATGATTATCTTCACTATAATATAGACGAAGTTGAAAATAAGTTTGTCAAGGTTGTAGTGATTAACAAAGCCGATTCTTTTACATTTGATCGATTCATTGATCGTATTAATAATAGAGAGATCATTGAATTAAAGATAGCAGAAAACTTTAATGAGTTTATGGGATCTTCTGTTGACGATGAGAGTGTTTCGGTGGATGATACTCCTACACTGTTAAATAGTTATATTGATGCAGTTGATACTGATCTTGATAAGGATCGTATCAAAGTTGAGATGTCTAATCTCATGATTGAAGCTCAGGCGTTAGAAGTAGTATGATTACATTTAAACGATTGCGCTGGAAGAATTTCCTGTCGACCGGTAATAACTGGTCCGAGTTAGACTTTCAGGCTGCAAAGACAACCCTTGTGGTGGGCCAGAATGGTGCTGGCAAGTCAACACTTCTTGATGCATTATCGTTTGCTTTGTTTGGAAAAGCTCATCGTAATATTAGTAAAGCACAATTAGTTAATAGTATTAATAACAAAGGCTGTAAAGTAGAAGTACAGTTTAACGTTTTAGGCTCTGACTTTAAAATTATTAGATGTATTAAACCAAATACGTTTGAGATCTGGCGTGGCGATACTATGCTGAACCAAGACTCTCATGCTAAAGAGTACCAGAAGATCCTTGAACAAAACATCTTAAAGCTCAATCATAAGAGCTTTCATCAGATTGTGGTACTTGGATCCTCTTCTTTCATTCCTTTCATGCAACTAAGTGCTCAGAATCGAAGAGATGTGATTGAGGATCTTCTGGACATTAATGTCTTTTCAAAGATGAATGGTATTCTCAAAGAAAAGACCAGCTTACTCAAGGAACAAATAAAAGATGTTGTACACAAAGGCACCGTTAACCAGACTAAGATCGAGGCTCAAAGGAAGTACATTAAAGACATCAAAGCAATCAATAAAGAAGCTAAAGAAGAAAAGGTCAAACTCATTAATGATTACCGCGATGAGATCTCGACTCTTAATACAGCGAACTCCAAACTATCCACCTTCGTGGATGAGGCCCTATCTCCAGCGACAGATGAGAAAAAAGATCGCGAAGGTAAAAGGCAAGAGCTCAGTGGGTTTAAAACCAAGTTTGAGAGCGATATTAGGAAACTCGTTACAGACGTTAAGTTTTTTGAAACGAACGATATTTGTCCCCGTTGTTCGCAGCCCATCACAGAAGAAACCAAACAAGAGCATATCTTGGAAGGAAAAGGCAAGGCAAAGGAATTACAGGAAGCACTTGAGACAGCTACAACTTCTATTGCATCGCACATAGCAGCAATATCAAATATTGATGTTATATTAGAAGATTGTCAGCAAAAGCAATCAGAGATGCATGCTAATAACCAATCGATATCTCAATTTCAATCAGCTATTGATAGGACCCAAGGTGGGATTGATAAGCTGGATAACAATGTTGATATGGATCAAGCTAATAGTGACCTCGATAGTTTAACCCAATCATCCGACTTGTTGGTAGAAGAGAGATTAACATTCAATGATCAACTAAATTATAACATGACTATGAGTACAATGCTCAAGGATACTGGCATCAAAACAAAGATAGTTAAGCAATATCTTCCTGTTATAAATAAGCTCGTAAACCAACATCTGCAGATATTAGACTTTTTTGTATCATTTAATCTTGACGAAGCGTTCCAAGAAACTATTAAGTCCCGCTTTCGTGATAATTTTACATATGATTCATTCTCTGAAGGTGAAAAACAACGTATTGATTTAGCGCTGTTGTTCACATGGAGGCAGATTGCAAAGATGAAGAATAGTGTCGCAACTAATTTATTAATATTAGATGAGACATTTGATAGTTCTTTAGATGTTGATGGTGTTGATAATCTAATGAAGATTATTTACAGTTTAGGTGAAGATACTAATGTATTTGTTATATCACATAAAGGTGAGATGGTTGAAGGTAAGTTTGCAAACAAGTTAGAAGTGATTAAAGAAAAAAACTTTAGTAGGATAAAATAATGGAAATGTTTTTCTTGGTATTAAGCATGTGGGGCAAGTCAGAAATGAATGAATGGCTATATATTGGCAATCAGTATGTCTTAAACTATCCAATGACTCAAACAGAATGTGAATTGATGAGATCAGAAGGAAAGTGGTTGGAACATATGTCCAACGAATATTACAGACTTCAATTTGATTGCTCGTCTGAAAGTTTATTAGAGTCTGCAGCAGGATAAAATGACACACCGGCTTTCATTTAAAGATTATAAACCGCTACCTACTGAAATTATAACAGGTATGACCGCCAACTATAGTATGACACATTTAATTAATATGATGGGTAAAAATATTATATATCTTGAGACTGGAGTTAACAAAGGATCGTCCATATCAGCAATTCTTCAACGATGTCCTAACATTGCATACGCCATAGGTATAGATTTTTATGAACCACACATTGACGAATTTGAAAAGAAACATCTGCAAGAAATAACAAAAGAAAAAGTTATACACGCTTTCGATAGGGCTAAACATAGAATAAGAGCAAGTGGCCACAAAGATAAAGTAGAACTTATTTTAGAACATACAAGAAAAGTAGCGCCTTCAATAAAAAATGAATCTATTGATTTTTTATTTCTTGATCATTATATAAACAGTTCTGATGTTGAAGAGGGTTGCTATCTTTATTACAATAAGGTAAAGAAGGGTGGATATTTTGCAGGGCATGATTATGTATATAAAGGAGTGTCTGAACCAATAAATAGGTTTAGAGAAGATAATTTGATTACAAGTCCATTGAGTGTATTTGGTGCAGAATGGGTTTGGAAGAAAGAGGAAAACATATGCATATAATTAAAAACGTATTAACAAAAGATATGTGCAATGCAGCGGCAGATAAAATGAATCGTCTAGCTTGGCAGAACAAGGCCTTCTCGTATGGCTATGGCCCTCGCGACATTCAAATAACCAAATCTGGAACAGTATCGTTTATGAATATTTTTCAAAATATTCATTTCAGGTTAACCAAACATATGGAAGAATTGTATGGTAAAAGACTTTGGCCAACAACAAATTTTCATAGAATATATGCTCATGGATCAACCCTTAGAAAACACATTGATGCTCCACATTGTGAATATAGCATGTCTATAAATTTTAGGAATGATCCAGAATATAAAAAACAAGATGGTGTGGCAACTGCAACAAAAAATAGTTGGGGCTTCAGAATGGCCAGCATGCTAGAGGGTGGTATATCTACCGAAATGGTCTCGAATGATATCTATGAAGTAACAGGCAAGAAGTATCCAACAATTTATGAACATTTTATGGAACAGGGTGATGGTGTAACGTATCTAGGTATGGACTACGAACACGAGAGACTAGAGTTGGAATTTCACAGGTGTTACCAAGGATTTTTCCATTGGGTCAATCGTGATGGTGCATTTGCCCATATGGGCACCCACAATTATAAAGAACAAATGGAGCAGATGAACCCAGATTCTGTTCAAGATGAAAAAAAGAGTGCAAAGCGGGATCCGGATAGATTTGACCATTTTAATACTGAACAAATTATTGATAAATTCTGGAGTGGTAAAAATCGAGTCATGCATGGACCTAATAATAGAGATCCAGAAAAAGAAGGTAAAAAAAAACCAGCTAGTCTAGTTGTTGGCGGTCTTAAACTTCCTCCAGAAACTTTGGCAAGGACACGTCAATTGGGAGTGTTTGGATCTGATTCGGCAAACCTCGTCGAAGGGCAGGTCTGGCCCATGAGGGAAGTCACACTTCGCCATACCCCCAATGACAATGTGGTGAAAGGACCTTACTCTGGTTCTCTGGTAGACTCCGCGGATGCGTTACGGCAGCAACCCAATGGGTTCCGGCCGGCTTCGTGGGTATCCTCCGATAGCGGCACATCGTTTAAAATGCTGGATGTTTTGGCAATGATAAATGAAGAGCCTGGTGCCGGTAAATTTGATCCAGTAACTCAAGATATGTTGAAATTGGGGTTAAAACGTATTAGGCAAAGACGAATACCTGAACATTGGCCACCATATGCAGAATGGCCAAACGTAGTAAAAGATGCACAACAGCGTGGCTGGGTTCCGCGATTTGCTTATGATTCAGCAGATGGTTGGAGTGTTTTAGAATCATTAGCTCAAGATTCAAATGGAACAGACACTAGTCGAATTTTTGTCAGAAACTTTGGAATTCGCAATGTCCGACATAAGCATTTTATAGGACTTTCTACACAAGTTGTTACTATGGGTGATAGTGATTACCCACATTTGAAACAATCTATACAAGAAGGTCAGGCATACATCGACAAACTTACCGCTCTTGACTCTGCTGAATAAAACTAGTATAATATAATGAATATATAATGGAGGACGTATATAATGGAAATAAGTGCGAGTACAGTGGGTGTTCTAAAGAACTTTGCTGCTATTAATGGTAATATTGTTATCAAACCTGGTAACAAGTTAATGACTATATCAGAGGCTAAGAATGTCTTGGCCCAAGCGACAGTACCAGAAGAGTTCAGTAGTGTTGTCGGCATATATGATCTTAACGAATTTCTTAATGTTCTAGGCTTAGTAGATAAACCGCGAGTACGGTTTGAAGAAAAGTATATGAACATTGGGGGCCAATCTGGTCGTGAGCAAATGAAGTATTATTATGCTGACACAGAGATGTTAACCAATCCAGCTAAACCAATTGATATGCCTGAAGCTGATGTATGGTTTACACTAGACGAAACTACTTTACTAGGATTAAAAAGAGCGGCTTCAGTGTTTGGCCATGGACAGTTGTCTATTGAACCTGATGGTGGTACTATAAAGCTCTCAATAGTAGATCCTGAGAATAGTACTGCTAATGAATATTCTATTCAAGTTGATGGAGGATACAATAACGACGCGTTTAAATTCATACTAAATATCTCTAACCTTAAAATGGTATCAGATACCTATCAGGTTAAGATTTCATCAAAACTAATTTCACAATTTACTAATGAAGGTGAAGACCTGACGTATTGGGTCGCCCTTGAAAAGTCATCACAATATGGAGAATAAAATGGCTAAAGAAGATAATAAAGCAGAAGCGGTTCAGTTGGCTCATGAGTCCCATGGTCCAGTATATGATCTTGCAAACCGTATCAGTCGTTCTACTGTAGCAGTAGTTGATACAATGGTCCAACGTGGGGCCATAAAAGGTGAAGAGCTAACTACTCTAGGCCAGCTACGAGATCAAGCTACGCAGATGATCCAAATGTGTGAAACGTATCAACAGGACGAAGCTGCAAACTCCGATTAAAGGATATATTATATTATGAATGACTTTCTCTGGGTCGAAAGGTATCGTCCGAAGACAATAGAAGAAACGATCCTTCCTCCCTCCTTAAAGCAGACGTTTCTGCAAATTGTTGACAAAGGTGAATTACCTAATATGTTGCTGACAGGTACAGCTGGTCTGGGTAAGACTACTGTGGCTAAGGCTCTTTGTAATGAACTTGAGTTAGATCATATTATTATTAACGGCTCAGAGGAAGGCAACATCGATACACTAAGAGGCAAGATCAAACAGTTTGCTTCGAGTGTATCGTTGACCGGTGGCGTTAAGGTAGTTATCCTCGATGAGGCTGACTATCTTAACCCCCAATCTACACAACCAGCTTTACGGGGATTCATTGAAGAGTTTGCAAATAACTGTAGGTTTATACTTACATGTAACTTCAAGAATAGAATTATTGAACCTCTACATTCACGATGTGGTGTATATGAGTTCAATACATCAAAGAAAGATATGGCTGCCTTAGCTGCGCAGTTTCATAAAAAACTGTCTAGTATATTAGAGACAGAAGGCATAACAGCTGATCAAAAAGGTACAGCTGATATTATAATGAAACATGCTCCAGACTGGCGTAGAGTTTTAAACGAGTGTCAACGACAAGCACTTGGTGCAGGTGTCATTACTAGTGACCAATCAACCGGAGGATCAGATAACTTCAGCGATCTTGTAAAACACTTAAAGGCTAAAAACTTTAAAGGTATGAGAAGATGGGTAGTCGATAGTATGGATATTGATACTGTTGCCATCTTCCGTGGCTTATACGATCATATGAATGAGTATGTTGAACCTCATTCTATACCTCAACTTGTTCTTATTCTGGCTGATTATCAATACAAAGATTCCTTTGTTGCTGACCACGAACTAAATACCGTAGCGTGCTTAACTGAGATAATGGCTGGAGTACAGTTTAAATGAAATCAAAAGTAAAAAGTGTCTTAGTTGTTGGAGGGGGTGCAGTCGGCTGGCTAACTGCATCTGCGCTGAAGAAAAAGCATCCTGACTTAGATATTACTTTGGTTGAATCACCAAAGGTCCCAACCTTAGGAGTTGGGGAATCTACTATTCCTCCACTAAAAAATATATTTGACTGGATAGGAGTCAATGAGAAAGAATGGCTATCTGCCTGTCATGGTATCCACAAATATGGTAATCACTTTGTGGGTTGGAATTCTGAACGTCCTTGTCCGACTGTACACGATCACTGGAATGCAAAAATTAGCGAAGGCTACTTCTACGCATTTAGTTATGGCACACGCAGTGACTCTCTAAGAAAAAGCTATTTGGATGGAATGACTCCAGATGACTTTTACCGTGGTAACAGCGGCCGCAGAGGAGTAGATACAAAAGCACATGATTACTTCCTGCACATGATAAAAAGCGGAAGATACCCTGAGGATATTGCAATAGCTGGCTTGGCGCAAGATCAATACTTCCCTGCAATGAACAATCGAGCTGCAAGATATGATGATGATTATCCCGTAATAGGTCACAAGTATGGGTATGCTTGGCACATAGATGCTGAAAGGCTTCCAGGAGTAATTAGAGATCAGATTGCAAAACCTGCTGGTGTCAAGCATGTAGTGGGTCATATTGAACATATTAGTAAAGATATGGATGGCTATATTGATGGACTAATCTTAGAAGAAGATACAGATACTGTCTTTCAAGCTATTAGCTCACGAACCTTAGCTGCAGATTTATACGTCGATTGTTCAGGCTTTGCAAAGCTCTTAATGAAGACAATGGATCTTGAGTGGATAAATCCCAGAGACAATCAATTGCCAACAAAGAGCGCTTGGGTTGCTCCCATAAAATATAAAGATGTCTACAAAGAAATGAAACCTTACACACAGAGCTATGCTCAGAAAAGTGGCTGGAATTTCATTATAACATTGTTCAGTAGAATGGGTTCAGGGTACATCTTTGATCGTGATTCAGAAGACCCAGATGTGGCCCGAGAAGATTTTATAAAGTATTGGGACGGTCATGAAATGATTCGTGATCCTCGACTGATAGAATGGGATCAAGGATATTATAATAAGGCTTGGCAGAAGAATGTAGTAGGGATTGGAATGTCTCAAGGATTCATGGATCCTATGGAAGCAAATTCTATATTTGTTGCTCAGACTGGAATGCAATTGCTTGACCAGGCTCTTAACAAATATAAGGATAGAGTAATAACAGATATTACAAAGAGTTCTTACTCTCGTGAAATATCAAGAATTAATGAACACATAAGTGATTTTATTGCTTTTCACTTCGGTATGAGTAAACGGAAAGATACTCCTTTCTGGAGAAAGTGTAGTGAGTTAGGAGAAAAGTATAACCACGCAGAAAGAAACTGGGCTGAGTATAGACGAGCTAATAATAATTTAGGTAGAAATCTATATGTTGATATCCAGTACTCTGACCAACAATTATATTATGGCCATTGGAATGATGACTACTGCAAACTTGATATAGACGAAAAGCTCTTACCTATTGCAGAAGCTGTATATAATTATAGAAAAGCAAAAGGTCAGGCAGTAGCAGAATATGCACCTCATGTATATGATTGGTCGAGAAAGCATCTTCACAATGGTGCTACACACGATGAGATTCTACAACAAGCATTGGTTGACCGTATCAGATGATATACATTGATGGTATTGAATATCTTAATAGTAAAAATGAGTATGTCCGTGGAGCGGTAATTGATGCACTAGTCAGTCCATCACTATCCGTTTCAACATCAGGCACCACAGGCCATCCCAAGATGGTGAGACATAATGCAGAATCTATATTTAAGATCAGTGAGTATAACACCGAGTTCTTCAATCTCAAATCTAATAGTGTAATGATGAGCTTATACAGCCCTCGTGGTATTGCTTTCACCACAATGAGCTTGTATCCTTGTATGAATGTAGGATGTGACTTATTTATTGAAACGACTATATTAAAGTATATAACTCGTGTTAATAGCATTAAACCCACTCATACTCTTATTCTCCCCAGCGTATATAACACTTATAGTCGACACCCTAAGTGGCATACCCTAGACCTTTCTGGTTGCGAGCAAGTACTTGTTGGATCAGACTTTACTCCTGTGGCAGCATTAACCGATCTAAGAATGAGAGGTGCTAAGACAGCATATAGTGTTTATGGATCCACAGAAACACCTCCTATTATAGCACATACAGAATCAGATAATATGTACAAGTGGGATAACATTAATCCTTTAGCTGATGTCAAGTTGGATAGTGAAGAGTTATTGGTTAAGTGGAAACATCAAGACGACTGGTGGAGAAGTGGAGATATAGTTAGAGAGCTCCACAATGGTTTTGAACTTATTGGCAGAAAATTTAATATGTTTAAAATTGGAGATTGTGGGACTAGAGTATATCCAGAACAAGTTGAAAAGGCTGCAATAACGCTCGGGGCTACTAGAGTTTTATGTAAAAAAGAAAACTACAAGTGTTATGTTTATTACACAGGAGAACTAAACACCAATGCTTTAGACGATACCTTTGACTTTAATATGACTATAGTTAAAGTGCCATTTATACAAGTGGATAAAAATTTACAAAAAGTTATGAGAACACAATGCATTTCAAATACTTAGATATAGATACAGATTATAAGTTGTTAGAAGATTTTGCTGTTCGATGTAAAGCAAAAAACTATTTAAACAACTCTACTGTTGAAATAATGACCCACAAGAAAACAAATGAGGCACATGATCAAACCATTTTAGGATTAGATAGCAACGGTGCTGTTCAGGCATTTGCTGGATGTCATTTATTTAGTTCTGGTGCCGATCTTGGAACAGTTTGGAGGCTAGGTGATAGATTAGTTAATCTTAGCCGTGATTCAAGTTTGTTCCAAGGGACTTCAGCTGTCATGATGGCTTTATTGGTAATGTGGGTAGAAAGAACTATGTCGTATAAGTCTATCAAGTATATTACTACTACTAATTCACCAGAGTATTCCAACGAGACATCTGGCAAGAGTCACAAAATGGATGCTGCTTTTAAGCGTAGAGGAATACAAACAGAACTAATTTGGGAAGATGCCCAAGTATATGGTATAACACAAAATATGTATCGAGTAGATACAGAGGCTTTACGCACAACCTTCAATAATCAACATTCAAAACATACATATGAAAAAGGAATGATCATTGACTAATAAAACTCATGTACACTTGTATACACAACCACTATGTGGATATTGCGATATTATGAAATCAATGCTTGACAAATCAGACTTTCAGTATGATACTATAGATATCAGTTTAGATGTAGATGGTAAAGAGTTCATTCGTACTGAAGGACATAAGACTGTTCCTCAATTGTATGCCAATGGTTTTCATATTAACAAAAAAGCTAACACAATGGACTACACGTCAGCTGAACTAAACACATTATTAACTGAAGCTATGAGCGATGAAACCCTACACGATGATGGCTGGCCATGGCAAGATAGTGGAATAGAGCAAAGTATATAATGAATCCCTTCACATATTTGAATAGTATTAATACAACTAAACAAGACATAATGAAAGACGATATAGACGAACGAGGATACAACCCGTTCATGATCAATCGTAGTCTTTCTTACTTTAATGACACTGTTGGCTTTGCCAATGTAATGAATCAGTATCATCATATTGATAAAAAACTCCAATATCACTTTCTTATAAATATCATTCGTAAGCATAAAAGATTTTCGAAATGGATGAAACCAGAATCTGAGAGTGATGTTGAAGTGGTAAAACAATACTATGGATATAATAATGAAAAGGCTCGACAAGCCTTGCTTCTTCTATCACCTGAACAAATAAAAAATATAAAACAGAAGGTGAGCAAAGGTGGAAGAAACTAACTTAGTCCAATGGGCTCCAACAGATATGTTGGAAGTGACTTTAAACGAACCAGACGATTTCCTTAAAGTCAGAGAGACTTTAACCCGTATCGGGGTAGCATCCCGTAAAGATAAAAAACTTTTTCAATCATGTCATATATTACATAAGCAGGGCCGATACTTCATTGTGCACTTCAAAGAATTATTCATGCTTGATGGTAAAAAGGCTAATCTAGAAGAGTCGGATATACAAAGACGTAATACAATTGCTACTTTAATGAGTGATTGGGGGTTGATAGAGATTGAAGATCCTTCACGATCTGCTGACTGTGCTCCTTTACGACTAATTAAGATATTGCCATTCAAGGAAAAAGATCAATGGGAGTTATGTCCAAAGTATAATATTGGCAATAAGCAGTGATCCCAACAGGACTAATCGATGCAATACAGAACAAGAAGGCCTTTGTAGGTAAGTTAGACTTACCACCAGAGGCCTTTCCTGATTGGAACCAACTAGTCCCATACTTTGATCGATCTTTTTTAAATGGTAATAAAAGAGCTCGGGATCCACATAAAATATTTGCAGATGTTAAAACAGAAGACTTTGGGATTGTAAGAGATATAAAAGTAGATCTCGCAAAACTTCTTAACACTATTAATATTTCTTGTCATTGCTATGCAGGATTCAGTCCTAATGCTATTGCATCTCCTCCACATACCGATAAAATGGAAGTGTTCTTTGTGGTAATACAAGGAGTGATCCCATGGAAAATATTTGAGAATGGTTGTGATTATGACGACACCACTCAAAGTATGACTACAAGATCAACATTTTCAAGAGCTCTGGGACAAGGAGAATTTGCATATGTTCCTACTGGTACATATCATTGTGCTACTCCTAATTGTTCTAGAGTTGGTTTTTCTTTTGGTTGGAATTAATTATAATAACCGTTGACTTTTAGTGTAAAGATGTTTATATATAGTATGTGATGCGGAACAATCCGGTCACAACATAATCTTGCTTGTTTATAAAGGAGATAACAATGACAGGCTTACACCAACTATTCCCGCGGTCATCTTTTGTAGGTTTTGACCATCTGTTTAGTGAATTAGAATTTACAGCTAAACATGCTCAAGACCACTATCCCCCACACAATATCATTCAGAAAGACGATCAAGACTATTTGATCGAATTAGCTATTGCTGGGTTTACACAAGATGAAATATCTGTAGAAGTTAAAGATAGAACTTTAACTGTCACAGGGGAACACGTCTCTAAAGGTAGAAAGTTTATTCATCGTGGAATATCTACGAAGAAATTTAAACGTACTTTTAGGCTGTCCGAACATGTAAATGTAAACGGAGCAGATATTCAGGATGGTATTCTGGCAATAGAGTTGCAGTATATTATTCCAGAAGAAATGCGTCCTCGTAAAATCAATATTGGTCAAACGAGGAAACAAGATGACACAAGTAATACTAACACAAGCCAACTACTTACTGAGTCCAATTAGTTATGTAGTTTTGGCAACACTAAGTTTTTTTTCAAAAATGGGAGAAGCAAGTACAAGACGTAGAGCTATCCGTGAGACTGAAAACGAACTTAGAAAACTGTCTGATTATGAACTATCCGACATAGGATTATCTAGAGGTGATATCTATCATATAGCTAGAAGTAGACCCCCTGTTGCAACTGTAGTAAATTGCAAGCAGAAACATACTAACACAAATCTGAAAGGGTGGGTCTAATGACAACTACTACACGCAACCGAAGTGCACTGGCTTATTTTTACTTGCCATTATTGCAACTGTGGTATTCGTTAGAACGCTACATGAAGATAGTGGGTTATGCTCGAGCGGCAAACGAACTTGCCAGGCTGGGCTATCACGCGCAAGCGAGATGTTGTAATCAGGAGCAAAACAAACTATAATAAATTTAAGGGGCTGTAATGGCCCCTTAAATAGAAGGTGAGAGTATATGATATTATCTGACGGTACAACTTCCATAAACTACTTTGAAGAATTTCCAACGGATGTTAAGTCTGTGGGACTATGTCTTTCTGGAGGGCTTGATTCTGCGCTTACATTTTATTGCTTACTAAAAACTTTATCTGACCGTAACCAAGATACATTAGTGTATACTATGCATGGATATGATACATTCAGATCAGTATCCAGAAGTTATGAATCAGCTGATGCAGTATATGAATACATTGTATCTCATTTTAACATAGAGGTTCCACCTCTGCATACTTTTGCATTTTGTAAAAACAAACCCGTAGGAAAATATGAGTGGTTTTTCCCTAACTACACATACTTAAAGAACAAATACAACATTGTAGATATTATTATGGGAGATACATTAGGTATGCCTCATCTCAATAGACCAGTGTGGAACAATGACGTTAATGACCCCACAGAACAGGAAATTATTGAGATGTCTAAACAACATCCTTTAAGATTTCCCTTTGCTACTGTCAATAAGAAATTTATAGCGCATCAATATAGAATTCTAGGATTAAGAAATTTATCTACATTAACTACTAGCTGTGCTGCCGATAAAATAGGTCCTTGCAAAGAATGCTGGTGGTGCGAAGAACGCAAATGGGCTTTCAATAGTTATGATGGTGAGGACTCCAATTGGTTTGATTGGTAGTTGTCTTAATAATAAAAATATACTATAATATAGACTAGTGTAGGTTAGGAGGATTCATGAACTTTTACACAAGTGTCAATCGATATGGTAATAACATCCTTTACAGAGGATTTGAAAGTGGCAAGCGTATCTCTAAGAAGATACCATACAAGCCATCATTATACGTTCCCACAGATAAGAATACTGGCTGGACCAATCTGCAGAACAATCCTGTGCAACCCGTACATTTTGACACTATGCGCGAAGCTGCTGATTTTATTAAAACCTATGATGGTGTTGATAACTTTCCCATCTATGGTACTACTAACTATGTAAATCAGTTTGTGACTGAAAAGTTTCCTAACGATATTAAGTTTGATCGCGCTAAAATAAATGTAACCTCTATAGACATTGAGGTCTATTCAGAAGACGGTTTCCCTTTTGTCGCTGATGCAGCTCATCCTGTTACAGCTATTACTATGAAAAACAATTTATCAGATACATATTACGTGTGGGGGTTAAAAGAGTATGACGCAGACAAGTGTCCCATTGAAGGTGTTGAAGCAATCCATTATAAACAGTGTAAAGACGAAGTCTCTTTACTATTGGATTGGCTGGGTTGGTGGAATGATTCAAGGTATTGTCCCGACGTGGTTACTGGGTGGAATACTCGTCTTTTTGATTTCCCATATCTTATTAACCGCGTTAGGAATGTCATAGGTGGAGATGTTTACAAGAAGTTTTCTCCTTGGGGTGTAGTCGACCAACGTAATATTGTTATAGCTGGTCGAGAGAACATTGCATATGAGATGATGGGTATACAACAACTTGACTACTATGATCTATTCCGTAAGTTCGGATATTCCTATGGTACGTTGGAATCTTATAAACTAGATCATGTCGCATATATTGTTCTGGGAGATAAGAAGTTATCCTTTGACGAAGTAGGTAGTCTCCAGAATCTATACAACGCAGATCATCAGTTATACATTGACTATAACATAAAAGACGTTCAGCTTATCGACAGACTTGAAGAGAAGATGGGTCTGATTACACTTGCTATGACTATGGCATATCGCGGTGGAGTTAATTACTCTGAGACTTTTGGTACAACCTCTATATGGGATTCCATTATATATCGGCTATTGTATAAAGATAAAGTCGCTGTTCCTCCTAGAATAGGAAAACAAAAAGAGAGATATCCAGGTGCATATGTAAAAGACCCGATGACTGGTATGCATGAGTGGGTATGTTCTTTTGACCTAAACTCTCTATATCCTAATATCATTGTTCAGTATAATATGTCTCCAGAAACTATTATTGATGCAGTGATCCCTAATGTAAATGTTAATAGTATGTTATCTGGCGAGGTTGATATTCCTAAGAATGATTATGCTGTATCAGCTACTGGGCTTCAATTTCGTAAGGACAGGCAAGGAATTATTCCTAAGATCATTAAGCAATATTATGATGAACGTCGGGCAATCAAGAACCGGATGTTAGAAGCTCAACAAGAGTATGAGAAGAAAAAATCTAAGACTCTAGAGAATGAGATTAACACTTTAGAGAATCAACAGATGTCTATTAAGATTCTAATGAACTCTCTTTATGGTGCATTGGGCAATAATTATTTTCGTTACTTCGATCGTCGTATGGCAGAAGCTATTACTACTTCTGGCCAGCTATCTATTTTGTGGGCTCAGGAAGCTATCAATAAAGAAATGAATAAGACGTTAAAGACAGACAATGTTGATTATATTATTGCTATTGATACAGACTCATTATATGTCCGTATGAAACCATTGATTGATAAACTAAATCCTAAGAACCCTATAGATTTCTTAAATAAGATCTGTAGAGACCATTTTGAGAGTGTTCTCAGTAAAGCATATAATGAATTATTTACTAAGATGAATGCTTATGAAGATCGTATGGAAATGTCACGTGAAGTGATTGCAGATAAGGCCGTTTGGGTTGCTAAGAAGAGATACTTTATGCAAGTCCATGATAATGAGGGAGTTCGTTATACTAAACCTAAGCTCAAGGTTATGGGTATTGAGGCTGTTAAGTCTTCTACTCCTCAAGTGTGTAGAGATAAGTTCAAAGATATATTTGACATAATTCTAAACGAAGGTGAGTTATCTACCCAAAAGTTCATAAAAGAGTTTAGACGTGAGTTTAAATCATTAGATCCTGAACAAGTGTCTTTTCCTAGAGGCATATCTAATATAGATAAATGGTATGATAAGAAGACTATCTATAAGAAGGCTTGTCCTATTCATGTCCGAGGTGCATTATTATATAACAACGAAGTAAAAAAGCATGGTATATCAAACTCGTATGATACTGTTAAGAACGGTGAGAAGATAAAGTTTTGCTATCTGAAGACACCTAATCCTATAAAAGAAAATGTAATATCATATACGTTAAACTTACCTAAAGAGCTTGACCTGCATCGATTTATAGACTATGATAAGATGTATGAAAAGTCTTTTGTTGAGCCTATT